TCATTTGAACATATGGGAATTCAAGTGAAAGGAACTCTGGTTGAAAACTTTATTATTAAAGAAGGAATGAGCGTTCCTGGATTTGAATCAATCCCAGTTGGTTCTTGGATGGGTTGTGTTTATATTGAAGATGAAAACTTCTGGAGTAATTTTGTAAAGAATGATATAGTTAGAGGTTTTTCAATAGAGATAAATGGATTTTTATCAAGACAAGATTTTTCTAAAAACTCATTATGGGATTCTTTAATTGAAATATTAGAAGGTGATTTAACAGAGAAGTCCATAATGGAAGTTGAAGAACTTTTCAAAAGATACAATTTTGAAACATATAACGATTATCCACAAGCAGCAAGTGACAATGCAGCAAGAGCTATTAGATTAAGAGATGAGAATGACTTAAAATGTGGTACATTAGTTGGCTGGCAGAGAGCTAACCAATTAGCAAAAGGTGAGAATATATCAAGAGAAACAATTGCGAGAATGTCTGCTTTTGAAAGACATAGACAAAATTCAACTGGTGATCCTAAAGAAAGTTGTGGTCCTTTAATGTGGCTTGCTTGGGGTGGTGATGAAGGTATAGCTTGGGCTCAGAGAAAGTTAAAACAAATAGACGCAGCTTTAAACTCATCAGCATATCAAACTTTAGTTAATAAAATGAGTAAAGAAGAGTTTATAGTTGAACCAAAATCTGGTGAAACCGAAGAAGATTTTATAAGTAGATGTATAGCTATTGAAATAGGTAATGGTTATCCACAAGACCAAGCCGCAGCGATGTGTTATGTAAAATGGAAAGAAAAATAAAAAATTTTCTAACAAAATCAAAAAATTTATATTTATAGATATAAACAAAAAAAAACAATAAAAATGGATGTAAAAATGGAAGCTTTAAAATTGTTAAAGCAATTATTCACTAAACAAGTTTTTGCTGACGCTAAATTAACAGATGGTACAATTGTATCAGCTGAGGCTTTTGAACCAGGACAAGACCTTTTTATCATTGATGAAGCAGGTGAAAGATTAGTAGCACCAGAAGGTGAGCATACTCTTGAAGACGGAACAAAAGTAATGGTTGAAGGTGGTAAGATTAAAGAACTTATTAAACAAGAAATGGAAGACGGCATTGAAGAAAAAGTAGACATAACAGAAGAAGAAATGGCTGTTGAGGTTGAAATTGAACCATATGTTGAAGAAGTACCAGAAAAAGAAGATGAGATTAAAATCTTAAAAGCAATGGTAGATGAACTTATGGGTAAAGTATCAGTAATTGAAGAAGAAATGGGTAAAATGAAAATGTCAAGTGATGAAAAATCAGAAGCATTAAAAGATGCAGTTGTTGAACTTTCAGAGAACTTTTCTAAAATACCAGCAGCAGAAAAATTAGACCTTAAACCAGGTGAATTTGAATCTAAATTTTCTAAAATATCAAAAACACACAAAAAACAAGATATCCACGATTGGTTATCAAAAAATAAAAAATAAATCCTTAAAGGATTAAAAAAAATAATTAAATAAAATGGCTTTAAATTTAACAGGCTTAACAAAGTACACTGATGAATTGGCAACAGATTTAATCTACAAGTCAATCCTTCAAGGTAGAACATTTGAAACTGGTATATCAATCCAGACAAATGTAAAGTATGCAGACGCTCTTAACTTAATGACAAGTAACCTTATCGGTATCGCTGGTGGTTCTTGTGGTTATTCAGCAACTGGATCAGTTACTCTTACTCAAAGAGATTTACAAGTATGTCCAATCACAGTTTTTGAAAACAACTGTTTAAATGATCTTGAACAATATTGGGCAGGAAAATTAATGAGAGCAGGTTCTTACAATGAGGCTCTTCCATTTGAACAAGTTTATACAGAAGAAAAAGTTCAAAAAATCCAAGCAATGATTGAGGACATCTTCTGGAAAGGTTCAAAAGATGGTAATAACACTGGTGCTGGTGCAGCAACTGGTAATCTAGCTCTTTGTGATGGTATTATCAATACTCTTGAATTTACATCAGCTACTAACTCAGTTATTGTAGCAGGTGCTTCTTTCTCAGGATTTGCTAAGGCAGACGCTATCGCAATCGTTGATGCAGTTATAGCAGCAGCTAACTCATCTGCATCAGACATCTTAGGTCAAGATAACCTTAATATCTATATCTCTTATGGTAACTTCACAACTTTAATGCAAGCATTAAGAGAAGCTAACTACTTCCATTATGATGCAAACATCGGTGATTTTAGAGTTAATAACTATTTAGGAACTAACTGGAATATCATCGCTGTAAGAGGTTTAAATGGTACAAACAAAGTTGTTGCTACATACGCAGCTAACCTTTATTATGGTGTTGACCTTGAAAATGATTTTGAAACTTTTGAAATGTGGTATGAAAGATTCCAAGACTTAGTATATTTTAGATCTAAGTTTAAGATTGGTGCTCAAGTAGCATTCCCAGAATTTGTAATTGAATACAAAGGATAAAAAATTAGGGTGAGGTTATTGCAGCCTCACCCTTCTTAAAAGAAGCAAAGAAAAAACAAATATAAACAATGAGTTGTATATTAAATACAGGATACACAATCGGATGTCGTGATAATACAGGTGGAGTTCAAACTCTGGCTATTGGACCTTGGGAAATAGGTACAACATATTCTTACGGTGTTGATAGTGAAATCACAGCAACTTCTTATGCTACTGCATCCTTTTATGAATTTGAACAATATACTGAACAAGCATCAGCAACTGGTGAAGTAACAGCTAATAACGAATTTGGTACAATATTCAATACACAATCACTTACTTTCATTATGGAGAAAATGGACGCAGCTACAAGAGCTAAGTTCTTAATCCTTACACAAGGAAGATTTAGAGTGTTGATTAAAACACAAAATGGTGAGTGGTTATTAATGGGTAGATTAAACGGTGCTAGACTTTCAGCAGGTTCTAACGGACCAGGTAAAGCATTCGGTGATTTAGCAGGTTTCACAGGAACTTTAACAGCTATTGAGCCAGAGCCAGTTCATATCATAGAAGAAGCAGAAGCGTTAAGACTAATCGCTTAATAAGTTTTCATATTTTTATTATTTTTATTAAGAAAAAACCCTTGATTATTCAGGGGTTTTTTGTTTTTTAAAAACAATAATTGATTTTTTATATTTATAGATAAAATAGATTTTAAATGATACACATTCCATATTTAGGAACATCATCTGTTATATTAAGACTTACAAAAGTGGCAACGATTTTAAATCCTTACTATACTTTTGAATTGATTAATCAACAATCTAAGGATGTAATAATTTTTACAGCTGATAACGAGTCTCAAGTACCATTAGTATATGACCAATTTACTTTAACAAGTACGACACAATCACCAGGACTTACACAAGGTATAATTAATGTAGATAAAGGCGTATATACATATAATATATACGAAACACAATTTCAATATAATTTAGATTTAGCATCAGCATCTTTTTTAAGAAGTGGAGAATTAGTTGTAGATGGTAGTAATGATTTTACATATTCTACTTTTACACAATCAGACAATAACACAACTAGTGTTTTTGATATAAACGACTATATATAAAAATAAAAAATTTAATATGCAAGCAATAAATGATAGTAATTATGAACCAATTAAAATTGAGTTTTCAGTAGTTAATCTTAATAACGGTGTTGAACTACCGATAATTAAAGAAACTGGTAGAAAGCAATGGGTGGAATTTGGAGAGGACAATCTTTTCTTTGAATATCTAATAGATATATATGTTGAGAGATCTATAACCCACAGAGCAATTGTTGATAGAAAAATAGATATGATTAGTGGTAATGGATTTGAAGAAACAGGTTTAGAATCTATTGAGTTTAAAGAGTTTTTAAAAAACAGAATGGATGAGGACTCACTTGAAGAAGTAGTTAAGAAAATAACCGTTGATTATGAAGTAGCAGATGCTTTTGCTCTTGGTATAATTTGGAACACAACTGGTGATAAAATAGCACAGATATATCACATACCTATACAATCTTTAAGATTTGATAAAGAATATTTTAAATCAGATAGAGAAAGATATTTTTGGATGGCTGATGATTGGAGTGCAGTTGGTATTAGAAAAAATCCACCAGTTAAAATCCAAGAGTTTAGTGAAAGATTTAAAACTGAGAAAAACCAAGTTTTATATTGTAAAAAATATTCACCAGGTAATAAGTGGTATTCAGTTCCTAAATATTATGGTTCTTTAAACTGGTATATTGCTGAATATGAAATAGCAAGTTTTCATAAAAATGCCATAATGAATGGATTTTCAGCAGGCTTTCTTTTATCATTTAATAATGGCGTTCCAACACCAGAAGAAATGAAGAGAGCGTATAAAGAGATACAAGATAAATTTACTGGACCAAACGGAGCAGGTAAGTTTATACTTGCTTTTAGTAATGGACAGGAACAGAGACCAGAATTAACTAAAATAGATTTAAATGATAGTGATAAAAGATATACTGAATTAAATGACTTGATTAGACAAAATATATTTGTATCACATAATGTAATTAATCCTCTTCTTTATGGAGTTTTTGTTTCAGGACAATTAGGAGGCAGATTAGAATTAGAAGAGAGTTTAGCAATATATCAAGCAGTTTATATTGATTACAGACAAAGATATATTGAAAGCGTTTTAAATAAATTAGCAAAGATAAACGGTGTTGTAGAACCGATAAAATTAAACAAATATAAAATATGATTTACTCAGCATTTATTACGGTTAAATATCTTAAAGATAACTCACCAGTTTTACAATATGTTAACGAAGATGAATTATCTGTTTATATCAGACCCGCACAAGATGTGTATATTCAAAAGGCACTTGGTACTAAACTATATTATACACTGATGGAGAAAGTCAGCAATCAATCTTTAAATAGCAATGATATAGACTTATTAACTAAATATATACAACCAGCATTAGTATGGTGGACCACTCACGAGTTCGCTCTTTACGCCAACTATAAATTTACTAATAAGGCATTAAGTAAGCAGAGTTCTGATAACTCCGAACCATCTGAACTTAATGAGGTTAATTATGTAACGACATCTTTAAGACAAAAGGCACAATATTTTACAGATAGATTGACTAAACACTTAATGGGTATGACTAATGTTTTTCCAGAATATCTTGAGTTGATTGATAACACTTTTGAGAATATACCATCTTCAAGAGATAATTACTTTTGGGGTATTTATGTACCAGGTGGTAGATTTGATGATCCACAAGATTGTAGAGGATTTGGTGCTAATCCAGGCAATGGTATAGACTTAAATGTTTAATAAAATAAAACAAACTATAATGAAAAACTTTTTTATATCTTTTTTAGTATCTCTGGTGGCAGTTTTTTCCCCAGTTGTACCAATACTTTTAACGGTTGGATTTTTAATAATGATGGACTTTTTTGTTGGAATATACAGAGCATATAAAATGAAAGAGAGAATAACTAGTAGAAAAATGGGTAATACTATATCTAAAATGTTTCTTTATCAAGCAATGATATTGAGCGTTTTTTTACTTGAAACTTTTATATTAACAGATATACTACCTTTAACTAAAATAGCAGCAGGACTTATAGCAACTATTGAAATTAAGAGCATTGATGAAAGTGTTGAGAAAATGACTGGTGTTGGAATATGGAAAAGATTAGTTAAAGTTATTAGAAGAGGAGAAAGCCAAACAAAAGACTTCTTATGAAAAAAGATACACTTAAAATTGATTTAGGAGCTATTAGAGAGGTTTTAATACAAGAAGGAGTATATAACCTTCACAAGAACAAAATAATGCGTTGTAAGAAGAAATATAACAGAAAAAAGAAGCATAAAAAAACCTCTGATGAATAATCAGAGGTTTTTGATTTTAACACGGACTAAACTCTTATTTAAACTGGCAATCCAAATCTTTTGAGTTTTTATATGTCGGTGTTTTTATTTTAATGATATTGATAATCTTTTTCTACCAGGTAGATGTTTATATGAGTTCATTTTAATTGTAATACCAATAGTTGTAATACCTAAACCACTTAACATAATAAATTGACCTCTTGATGATGCTGCTGAAAGTTTAGTTGAACCAGGACCAGTCCAATAATTTAAAAAATCTTTATTAGTTTTAGTACTTATATAATCTGAAAATCCCATATCTCTTTGAATTAATAAGGCACCTGTTACACTTGTTAATAGTCCAGCTAAAACAACTTTATTTCCTAAACTCTGTTGTCTTCCAAACTTTTCAACCTTTTCAAGTTTTAAATTGATTTCATTAACCTCAGCTCTTGTAACTGGCGTCATATTTTGAGCTGATAAAATTGTTGAAGCCATAATGGTAATTGATAATAATAATTTTTTCATAGTTTTATTTTATTGTTTTTGTAAATTTAAGTTCTTTTTTATATTGTTTTTTTGAAATTACACCTGACTTATATTGTTGTTGTAATATTCTTAAATAGTTTAACTTACTTGTTTTCATTTTTCTTATTTTTATATTGTTCGTTTAAATTATGATAAGGATTGAATTCCTCTTGATTATTTCTATTTTTATTGTATTGTTCATTTAAAAAATTCTGACGATAAGGATTGAACTCTTCACCATCATTAAATAGTTCATTTTTTATTCTTTCATTCATTTCATATTCCATTTTTAAAAAATATTTAAGAAGTTCAGTTGTAGTTCTTAATCCTTTTTTTCTACACAAATAATCTAGTTCAGCGTGTAACTCTTCTTTCATAATTATTGTTTTGTATTTACTTTTCATTGTGTCTATTTATTTTTTGTATATTTATTATATAATATATATATTAAAAGGTTTAGTTTCCCTTTAAACTTTTTAAGATAAAAGTTGATTTAATTTTTGATTTCTAACTATTGAATATATCTCTTTTTCATTTTTATCTGTTATGATTATAAACTTTTTATAATTATCTGAAATTAATTGTAATCCAGTTATTATCTCTATATTTTCGTTTTTGAATATTTTGTATGTTTTCATAGTTATTTTTTGTTTTTTATTTATATATATTATATATAAAAAAGTTTAATGCCCCTTTACACTTTTATGAAAGTTTTTTTAATATTTCTTCATAAACTTTTTTAGTCGCACGAATATCAACAAGAGCATCGTGAGCACCATCTAATTTTTCACCAACTAATCTAAGATATACATCTTTTAACTTTCTTGAACGCTCTATCTCACTAATCTGTTCATACACATCTATTATTAGTTTTTGAGGCATTTCTATACCACATCTTAAAAACTCAATATATAAGATAGGAATATCATAACGACGACAATTGTAGCCAACAATAGCATCACAATCTTTTATTATATTTAAAATTGGATTAGCAAGCTCAGAAAATGTCGGAGCATTCAGAACCATATCATCTGTTATCTTATGTATATTAGATGCCTCTTGAGGTATTTGAACAAGTGGATTTATTAGAATTGATCTCTCTTTATTTTGATATATCAGACCTATCTGCACAATCTTAGCATTCTGGACTTCTAATGCGGTTGTTTCTAAATCTATAAATAGTAGTTTCATTAAGGTTAGTTTTTTAAAGTATATATTAAACAAAAAAACCGACTTTCTGCCGGTTTTAGTATCATTTAGTTATAAGCATCGTATCATTAGTTCTATATCTTCTTTTAACTTTTTATCTTTAGTTTCTCTTAAAACCCATAATAGATATGAGTTATCATTTTTATATAACCAGTTTAATGTTTTACCTTTATACTTACCAAATTGTATTTTCTTCTTTTTTATAGGTTCTATATCTTTTTTTGGTTTTATTCTTGATTGAAAATTTTTACCATCTTTATATGTTACATCGCCGTGTATAAATGAATTATACCATTTTTGTAATTCTTCTATATTCATATTAATCTATTATTTTTATTTCAGTTTGTACTTTTATACCTAAATTACTAAAGAAAGTATTTATGTTATCTAGAATGTTAATAGTATCATTTTTATCTGAATAGTATATCGCATCAAATAATGTAAAATAATACTTTGATTTTTTAGGGTTTAGGTTATTGAATAATGATGCTTCTTTATTCTGTAATATACCAGCTAATGTCTCACCACTATCATTTATATCTTTTAAAGATTGCCATACTCTTGGATATAGTTGTTTAAATCTTTTATTGTATAATGAATTTTCATTAAATCCAAAGAATATATTCTTGTATATTGCCTTTTTAACATTACTTCTCAACTCATCAGAATCATTTGAAAAATCTTCTTTTCTAACATTATAAAAGTTTAAATATATCTCACCACTCTCACAATCATTTTTATAAGATAGATCATAGTCTTTACCATTTTCTATTAGATAGGCTACTAAAAATAATGGTTGGCTATTTTTTAAGTCTATATTACACATAGGTATGTTTAAATATTCTCTGCTTATTTTAGATATATTTGAGAATGAGTGATATATTCTATCTACTTTATATCCTTTTTTAATATACCTATAATCTTTACTTGAGAATAATTTACTTAATCTTTTTCTTAATCTAGCTGTTGTGAATCCTTTTTCTTGCCAGTTTAATATTTCAGCTTTAAGTGCTGATGTATAATCTATTTTAAGTTTATTAGTTACGGTATATATCATTCTTTTATCTATATTTAGATTTTCATCTATATAGACATCTATATTTCTATCATTACTTTCAAAATATACAAGACATAAATCATTATCTTTTGTCCATATATCAAGTAATCTATATTTTTTAGTTTCTATACCTGTTTGGTAGTATCTACCACTATTATTTTTTATAGGTGTAATAATCTTATTATCAGATAGTATATCCATATATCTTTTATAATGTTTATTTATTCTACTTTTAAGACTTAAAGCTGGTATAGACATTGAATTTTCATCATTCATATTAGTTTCAAACCATTGAATAAATTGTAATAACTTTTCTATTGATAGATATTTCTTTTGTGGATAATTATCTATTGACATCAATAATGTAATAAGTTTCAAATCTATACAATAAATACTTCTTGTATTTACTTTTGATATATCTTTATTACTGAATAAATCATTGTTAATAGGTATAATGTTTATCATTTTATAATTTGTTTTTTATTATATATTAAATATTTTTTCTCTCTTTTGTATTTTTTATATATTTTTTAATAAAAAAAGTTAAAATCGTGAAAAACCTTGTGGTTATTGATATAGATAAAATATTTTTAAAAAAGGGAGAAACATTAGTATACTATTCTATTGCGCATTATTCTATACTATTATATTACTATTATTACTTGAAGACCTCTAAACTTTTAAACTATTTAAACCATCTAGACAATTTAAATGTCTGAATAGTTAGGAAGATTTAAAGATGTCTATAAATATCTTAAAGCGAAAAATGATAATGATTAGGAAGATTTAAAGATGTATAATAAATCAGATTATTTAATATTGGTCAGATACCAATAATCTAAAAGAAGAAGTCGTCTTGGGACGACTTCGTTCTAAACATATATAAAATCAAAAAGCATCAGACCGTTTGGATAATCTGATGCTTTTTGATTTCTTAATAAAAACAAACTATATTAGTTATATACTTAAATATTAATAAGTTTAATATATTCCTATAAAAAATCCACCTATACAAAAAGTTGTATTTTTTCTTTTATATATAAAAATAAAAAACAAACTATGGCAACACAAAAAGATTTTTATGAAAGAGCACTTTTAGAAAGAGCATACTTAAAATTGATATTTGATAAACTACCAACAACTTATGACTATAAAACTTGGATGACACCAGCAGAAGGTAAAGATGTTTATGACGGATTACTTTTTATATTTGAAAAAGGCACAAGCAATCTAATTGATAGAATGTTGATTGAAGTTAAAGTTAGAGATAAGTTTTATCCTGAACTTATATTTGAGAAAAACAAATATGATGATTTAAGAAAGGAAAGAACACGCATTGATAAAAAAACAAATAAAGAATGTTATACTGATATTATAAGTAGAATAGTTTATATAAATGTAACACCACAAGGCACATATTGGTTTGATATAGATAAATTAGAAAGTGAATTTGAATGGGTTAATGAGATGCACTGGGTATCAACTACTGATAAAAGTAAAGGCAAGATTAATAAGATTTTAACTAAAATAGATTCTAAAAAAGGAAAATTATATCCAGTTAAAACAGGTGATTATATAAATCCAAAAGCAACCGAGATAATGATGATTAACCATAAAAGAACTAAACAAATAGGAATAGTGTTTTAAAACCATTTTAAAGAGTTTTAAGACACTTTTTAGTATAAGGTGATAGTTAGATATATCTTAACATAAAAAGTGTCTTAAAACTCATTTTAATAGGTACAATAAAAAATAAATATATAGTATATGACTACAAGTGAAAAAAACGCAATCAATATGTTAAACGCACAGATTGAATTATCAAGTATAATTGGTGAGGAAAATGAATATTTAAAATTGATACAGAAGCGTAGACAATTTTGGTTAAGTTATCTTTTAGATAAAAAGAAAATAGAAAAAGAAATAGATTACTTTGATGATGACAACGATTAGAGAAGCAGAGAATCCATTGAGACCTTGTAAAAAATGTGGTTCAGTTGGTAATAGTTACAAATTATATAGAGGTGATAAAGTTGTATATTCAGCATTATGTAGAGCGTGTAATAAAGAACGCACTAAATCAAAAATACACACCAATTGTGGCAAGTGTGGTGCTGAGAAAGAGCCAACTTATATTAGGTATTGTAAAACTTGTCTTTCTAAAAATTATTATGAGAATAATCTAATAATGAAGTATGAAGATTTAGTTACAATAAAAAGATGGGTTAGAAAGCAAGAGATAAGAAATTGGATGACTGATTTAGAAGGTATAAATGAATTAATAGATATTTATGAGTTGATTAAAAGAGGTGATGAAGATTTTGAGACATATACACCAGGAAAGCAATTACAGAGAATGTGGAATAATGTTTATAAGATGTGGTTATTGATAAAAGATTTAGATGATAAAAGTTTAAAAATAGTTAGAATAGATAAAAGATATTTAAAAATAGAAAATAATATGGACATAGAAAGATTAAACACAACACAAGAGGAGTTGAATTTTTTTTTTAAAAACTTAAATGAATTTGTTATAGATGGTAGAATATATTCATTAGAGAACGAATATAGAGATTGTCTATCTAAAAAAACAAAAGTATCTTGCACCAGATGCCGAAAAATCATATCTCAATTGAGAAAGGATTTAATTGTTTTAAATAAAATGACTGGTGTTAAATGGACATATAAGAACCAAAATGGGAAAAAGTGAGTTTAAAAAGATAATATATACAATAAACAAAAGACACACAATGGAAAAAAGTTTATTAGAAAAAGAGTATGATAGATGTTTAAGAAGTATTATCCAAGCATCGGAGTATATTACTAAAATGACATTGGAAGGAGATGTTGAAAGAGTTGATTTATACAGAACATTTTTAAATGAAATGGTTGATAGAGCAATACAAATTAAAAAATTAAAGAACCTATGAAAAGATTAACAGATATGATTGAAATTATATCAGAGGCTCAGCCTGAATTTTTAGATCCATCTAATAAATTACATAATCATTTATATGACTATGTGAGCCACTTGATTATATTAAGTAAGATATTATGTAAAGATAGTTTTATATCTAAAAAAGGTATAGACGCTTTTACAGACAACTTTTACAACTTGATGACAGAACTAATAGATTTATCACAAGAAGATGACACAGCAGAGATGTGTTGGGATTATATTAATGAATTTTATTCAACAATGAGGGATTATTTAGAGGTTAATGAAGAATTTGAAGTATGTGCTAACTTTACGAACTTCATAAAAACTTTTAATGAGAAAGTAGATTATATTAATGAAAAGTAATTGGAAGACAGATTTAATAAAATTTTATGAAAGCAGCAGACTTGACAAATTGGTGATGAATATTTGTAAGACACACAAATATAAGGATGATTTGAAACAAGAGTTGATCGTGATTTTATTAGATATGGATAAGAGAAAGTTGGGGAGGTTATTAAGAAGTGATCAGATATATTTTTGGAGTTATACAATTTTAAAAAATCAATATTATAGTAAGAGCAGCCATTTTTTTAAAAACTATTTAAACTTTCATAGTGATAATGAACTTGTATCACAATTAGTTGAACACCCTGATGAGAATAGAGTACAAGAACTTTTAATAGACATAGATAGAATACTAGATGAGAAGGTAGATTTTTTCTCAGCATTCCTTTTTAGAAAATATTATTTTGATTGGTGGGATGAGAATAAAGAGAAATGTATGAATGGTAGAAGTTTAAGAAAGATTGAAAGTGAATATACATTGGATAAAGATTTTAAAATAGATCATATGTTTATATGGGCGAGTGTTAAAGAAACAATGAATATTGTAAAAAAAGAATTAGGAATATAATGGCAATAGTTTATAGACATATAAGATTAGATAAAAATGAAGTTTTTTATATTGGTATAGGTAAAGATGAGAATAGAGCCTATGAGAAAAGAAGAAGCAGGAGTGATTGGTGGAAGTCCGTTATTAATATGACTGACTATAGAGTAGATATATTATTTGATGAATTAACTTGGGAAGAGGCTTGTGAAAAAGAAATAGAGTTTATTAAATTATATGGTAGAAAAGATTTAGGATTAGGCTCATTGGTTAATTTAACTGATGGTGGTGATGGATCAATAGGATATAAAAATAGTGATGAATCTAATAGAAAACGAAGTGATAAATTAAAAAATAGAATAATGACTGATGAACACAAGAGAAAAATAAGTGAATCTCTAAAAGGTCATAAGGTTTCCGAAAAATCATTAGAGGCTTTAAGAGAAAGAAATAAAAAACCAATTACAGAAGAAAAAAGAAGAAATATGAGTATAGCTCAGAAAAAAAGATATAGTAAATATGAAACAAAGATTTAAATTAATGTTAGGTGATAATATGGAGTCACTTAAAAAACTACCAGACAATTCAATTGATTCTGTTGTTGTTGATCCACCATATGGCCTTGGTAAAGAAAGAGATATGACTATAATACTAAAAGATTGGATTGAAAAGGGATACTCTGAAATAGATGGTAAAGGGTTTATGGGTAAAGAGTGGGATGCTTATGTTCCGCAACCTATATTTTGGAAAGAGATTTTTCGCGTCCTAAAACCCGGCGGTCATATTCTTGCCTTTTTCGGAACAAGAACTTATGATATAGGAACTATGGCAATACGACTTGCTGGTTTTGAGATTAGAGACCAAATACAATGGATATATGGTTCAGGATTTCCAAAGTCTCATAATATCGGTAAGGCGGTGGATAAGATTGAAGGGAATGAACGAGAGGTTGTTGGTGAAAGAGAATTATTTGGAACTGCTATACACGAAGGGGGTACAAGACCTGAAGGTAAAAGTTCAATAGAACTTACCAAAGGTACCTCACCATATGAAGGTTGGGGAACTGCACTTAAACCAGCAAACGAACCTATCTGTGTTGCAAGAAAGCCATTAAGTGAGAAGTCAGTTGCTGAGAATGTTTTGAAGTGGCGAACAGGTGGAATTAATGTGGATGGTTGTAGGGTTGGTAGTGAAACTATTAAAACGATGGCAAAAAAAGAAGGTGATTTAGGCGGAAGTGGTATCTATAATGAATATAAAGAATACGAAGGTAATGAACACGAAGGTAGATTTCCAGCCAATATAATTTTAGAGTGTATATGTGATGAAGTGATTAAAGGTGAGAAGGATGAGAAGGTTTATATAAAAAGTAATGGTACAGGTGCTGAAATTTATGGTGGTGGTAGAGGAATACCAGGTTGTGATAGTTATGGTTATAAAAATGGTAAAGGAGACACTCACACCAATCCGAATTGTCCGTGTCGTTTATTAGACGAACAGAGTGGTGATAGTAAATGTAATAAATCTAAACTGCCTTTACCAAAATCTGGTAAATTTAATGGAACAGAAGGTGAGAATTACAGAACAGAAGAATATACATATCGTGGTCACAATGATAGTGGTGGAGCCTCACGATTTTTTTATCAAGCGAAAGTGTCAAAGGCTGAGAGGAATAT